AAGCTCTAGCTCGTAAACAATTTAACATCCAAAAAGCATTTAACTTAGCAAAGGTTGGAATGGATGGATATATGGCAATATCTAATATTATAGCAACAACTCCAAAAGCTGACTTTGGTATTTCAACTGGTATCTTATTAGCAGCTTCAGCAATTTCAACTGCAGCTAACTTAGCAAAGATAGGTGCGGCACAATTTGAGGGTGGAGCTGCTGCTCCAGCTACAAGTCCTGAATCGGCTGCAAGTATTCCATCAACTACTTCACAAGCTCCCGCAATATATGGACCAGGTCAAGGGCAGTCAACTACATTTAGTGGAAATCAAAATAATAACTTTGCTCCTGTTAAAGCATATGTTGTAGAAACTGAAAACCGAAGTACAACAAATAGAGTAAACAAATTAGTATCGGAATCAACATACGGATAAATTTAAACGTTATTACATTATGGAATTACCAATTAAGAAAGCAATAATAGATGTCGAAGATTCAGAGATGGGATTAAAGACAGTTAGTTTAGTAAGTGATCCAGCAATTCAAATAAATTGGATTAAGTTTAATAAACAATCTGAAATTAAGTTAGCAATTCAAAACGAAGACAAAAGAATTATATTTACTCCAGTACTTATACCAAATCAATTAATATATCGGAATATAGCTGGCGAAGAATTTAACTTGATGTTCGATAAAGAAACTATTGAATTAGTAGAACAAAAATGGGTTAAAGATAATTTATCAAGTGCTGTAGATATTGAGCATTCAAGTAAATTAATAGATGGGGTAACTTTTTTTGAATCAGTATTATTAAATAATGAAAGATTTGCAACAGCTAAAGGGTTCGAAGGACTGCCAGAAGGAACTTGGTTTCTTACGGGCAAGGTTGAATCGGATGATGTATGGACAAAAATCAAGTCGGGTGAAGTTAACGGTGTTTCGATTGATGGCTTATTTAAAACAGCTGAAGTCAATAAAGTAACTATGTCAGATGAACAAGTAATAAAAATAATAAACAATTTAAAAACTTTAAACGTTATATAAGCATGGAAACAAATGTTATCTCAAAAATTAAAGACTTTATCATAACTAAATTAAGTGTTGATGAACGTGTGGCCTTAGAAGGTCTTAATCCAGTTGCTGCACCCGCTACAATGCCAACTGAAGAAAAAAAACCAAGTACCGAGCAAACACCTGAAGTTAAAATGAAAGAAGCTAAAACCGTTGATGGTTTAGTATTTGCATACGATGGGGAATTAACTATCGGAACTGCAATCATGGATATTACAAGTGGCACAGCTAGTCCAGTAATGGATGGCGAATACACAATGGAAGATGGAAATGTAGTTAAAATTTTAAGCGGAGTAGTAGCTGAAATTGAAAGCAAAAAAGTTGAAGAAGTTGAAGCTCCTGAAGTAGTTGAATCAGAATTAAAATATCCTAAAGAAATGGATACTAAAATGAGTGCGATGCAAGTATCTTTAGAAAGTCAAATATCTAGTTTGAAAAAACAAGTTGTTTTACTTAACAAAGTAGTAAATGAAATTTTAAACACACCAATTCAAAATGAAACTAAGGTTTCTAAAAATTGGGAAGAATTAAGTTCTTTAGAAAAATTTAGACTAACAAAATAATTAATTAATAATTTAAAACAAAATATAAAATGGCAATTTCAGCAACAATAGTAGACATCAGAGGTAAAGCGGTTGAGCCGATTATCGAAGAGATTTTATTTGCAAATGATACTGTAAATAAGAATTTAGTAACTTTAGCAACTGATATAAAATCAGACACAATCTTTACTGAGAATGATAACACCGTAACAGCTCAAGCTTTTGCAAGTGGTGCTCCAACTTCATCAGGACAATTTGGAATAACTGATACTTTGATTACTCCAGTTAAAATAATGTACTACCAAGAATTTGACCCGAACGCTTTACGTTCTTCACGTTTCAATAGAACAATGAAGCCAGGTGCATGGGAAATTGAATCAAGTGAATTTGGTTCTGTAGTATTAAAGTCTTATGGTAATTTAATTGCTGAAGATTTACAATCTAAGTTTTGGAATGGTGCAACAAGTGCTACTAGAACAGCAGTTGCAGCTTTAACTCCAGGTACTGCTCAGAATCAAGTTAGTTCAGTTGAACAAGCATTAGTTGCTTCAGGTTCTGCTTCATTACTTGATGGTGTTGCAACTAGAATGATTTATAATGGTGGTGCATTAGGAACTCGTATTAAGGTTTTAGGAACGACTATATCTAGTACTAATATCCAAACTGAATATGCTAAAATTTATGCAGCAATACCTGCTAGAGTTATTAATGGTGCAGTTAAGCCATTTATTTATGCTCCTTATTCTCACAAACAATTAATTAATATTTATAACGTATCTGCTACTTACCGTGATTTATTCGCAGTAACTAATTTAGGGCAACCAACTGAAGCTTATTTCTACAATGGAATACAAATTCAATTTGTGCCTTTAGCTGAGAACGTTGTTGTAGCTGCAAGACCAGATTATATTTACTGGTGTACTGATCTAGTGAGCGATATCAATAAATTTGAAGTTAACAAAATTGCTTTCAATAGAGAAGATATGTTTGTTAAGAATATCATGACAATCTTCGCACACGTTGTGAATCAAGCAATGAATGTTCTTTACGTAGGATAAATTTAATGGAGGGGCAACCCTCCTTATTATAAACAAATTAAAATTATAAAATTATGCCATGTGTATTAACAAGCGGTTTTACCTACCTAGGTTGTAAAGGTGGAGCTGGTGGAATAAAAAATGTTTATCTAACTGAATTTGAAAACAACTCAGGAACTGGTTCTACATTTACAGCAACTGCTGGAGTGGTTACGGCTTATACTTTAGCTACTGGCAAGAAGTACCGAGTGTATTCTTTGGATAAAGAGATGGGAATGTTTACAAGTCCTGGTACTTATACTCCAGCTTCAGGAACTATATCATACGAACCACAAATTGATTTCACTATTAAAAAATTAACTTCTACAGTTATCCAAGAAATTCAATTAGTTGCTCAAAACGTATTGACTATGATGGTTCAAGATGTTAACGGTGACTATTGGTTATTTGGTAAAGAACAAGGAATGGATTTATTAACTTGGAGTACTGAAAGCGGTATGGCGATTACTGATTTAGCTGGTCACAAACTTTCTTTTAAAGGCAAGGAGATAGCTCCAATTTACAAAGTAACAAGTACTTTAATTGCTAACTTAATAGCTTAATCAATAACTTTTTAAAGTTAAGCTCAGGCCCGTAAGCTTGGGCTTTTTTTTTAAATAACAAATTGATATATTTGTACGTTATATAAGTATGATAACAATTAATAAGAATAATAGTAATACAGTTATCTTAACATTACAGGAGAAATGTTTATTAGCAAATCCTTATTTTTTATTTCAGTTTAAAAACGTTCAAACAAATACATCGCAATATTTTTTACCAGCTGACATAAGCACACAAAAGGAACGATATAATGAATTTATAATAGTTGAAACAGCAACACCAACAACTGCACAAATATCATTAACAGTAGGCGATTACGAATATACGATATACGAACAAGTAGGCAATAGTAATACTAATCCAACTGGATTAAATGTAGTGGAGGTGGGTTATGCAACTTGTTTTGATTTAACAAAAATTACATTTAAAGAATATCAAGGTGGAGCAATAACTAACAAGGTTTACAATGGCTAAAAAATTAGAAGTATATAATGACATAATTACTATTAAGATGGACGTTAACCAACTTCCTACTTATAAAATAGATACAGCTGGAGAATTTGTTAAGTGGGGTAAGGACAATAACTTCCCAAAAGAATTATTAAATTCTTACAACAATCATCCTGAGCATGCTGCTATTTTAAAAGGTAAAGCACGTTATCTTAGCGGACTGAAAATAGTACCAAGTCAAGATTTACCACAAGTTCAACAATTTTTAGCCAAGGCAAATAGATTTGATAGTTGGTATGAATTAAGAAAAAAGTGTGATTCCGATAAAGCAATTTATGGAGGTTTCGCATGTCAAGTAACTACAAATTTAATAGGGCAACCTATTGAGTTTTACCATTTAGATATGGGCAAAATAAGACTAAGTGCAGATAATTGCGGAGTTTGGTATTCAGAAGATTGGACTGCTAAAAGTTACCATTTAAAGAAAACTTACTTTCCATTTTACAAGGATGGGTTTATAGGTGCTTCAATTTACTATTCTAAGGACTTCACACCGTCTTTAAATGAATTAGATGGACTTTACCCTTCACCCGATTATTCAAGTGTTCTATTAGACATTAATACCGATATTGAAATCAGTAACTTTTTTCATAGCTTAGTAAAGAATGGATTTAGTGCTGGTCATATTATAACTTTCTTTAGTGGTAAATTAACACCTGAAGTTAAAGAAGATATCAAAGAACGTTTTCAAGAAAAACATCAAGGTACACAAAATGCTGGCAAGGTAGTTTTAAGTTTTACTAATCCCGATGGCAAAGGTGCTGAGGTTGTAAATGTAACACCTACAGGATTAGCAGACCAATACGAAGCTTTAAATAAACGTAACCAACAAAAGATAATAACAGGACATAACGTTCCGGGAGTGTTGTTTAAAATTAAAACTGAGGGTACTTTAGGAGATCGTAACGAATTAGATTTAGCACATGAATTATTTATTAATGAATATGCTAAGATTGAACAAGTAGCTTTTAATAAGTTTATTGATAAAATGTTTAAACTAAAAACTGGTTTAGATATTACATTTGAAGTAGAACAAGTTCAGCCAATAGGCAAAGAACTTCCATTAGAAAATCAAAATGTTATCAATGCTTTAAATTTACGTGATCCTAATATCGTAACTAATTATATAATTGAAAAATACGGATTAAAGATTGAAGCTGCAGAAATTGGCACTCCGAGTGCAACTGTAATACAAGAAGAAATACAAGTAAACGAACACCTTAAAAACTTAACAGGCCGACAAAGACAAAATCTTTTTAATATAGCCAACAAGTTAAAGAAGGGTGATTATACAGCAGACCAGGCATTAATAATGATTAAGACAGGATTTGGATTAAGTGATGCGGATGCTTTAACGTTTTTAGGAATTGCACAAGATGAAATGAATAATGAGGTTGTAAAAGTTCAACAATCAAGTGATAAAGAAAAAAGATTTATTGAATGGGCAACTGCACGAGCAATACAAATAGATGACGAAGATGAAATCATAGATATTGAGTATGTAAACTTTAAGGATTCAAAACAAGTTTTAAAATTCGAGTTATCAAAACAAAAATTATATACAGCTAATAGATTTCAGTTATCGGAAACCGATTTAAGAAATGGAATATTAAACCAATTAAAGGGTAATCCATTTGCTAAACCCGAAGAACTTGCTAAGGCATTAAATGTAGAT